GGCGCATTCTAGGGGCATGTTTGAGTGACATGTGGTAGCAGGCGAGTTAGCGTCTTAGCTGCTTCTCAATCTCGCTCTTGACCATCTTTGCTACCGTGGGGGCCTCCTCTTTCACCACGTCCTGCGCCGTTTTCCACCCGATAATCCGCATCATGCGGGCCTGCCTGGTGCTATCCTGCACCCAGCGCACGTAAGAGGCATTATTGCCCACGATATACGCCAGCCCTCCCGCCGCCTTTTTGACAGCCCACCTGTTTCCCAGGTCCTCACTGCCCGGGCTCTGCCCCCGGCGATATGGAACCTGGATCACCCCGGCGCGCAGCGCCCAGAAAAAGAAACGGCGCTGCTTTGGGGTCTCAAAGGGGCGCCCATATGCCTGGCGCCTGGTCACCCGCTTGCGGGGCGGGTATTGGGCGATGGCCCCGCGCAAATGCACGGCGGCCGCGCGCACTGCATTCTGTAGGGGCTTGAGCGTCTGCAGGCGCACCAACTTGCGCAGCAACTCGTTGTAGCCTTCAATCCTGATTGCTACTCGTTGCGCTCTCGGCATCGGCTTTGCCCCGTGATTGGTGATCTTCAGCTATTTCCTTGTGCGCCTCCAATTCCTGGCGCTGATACTTACCACGATGCACCAACTTAATCCAGTCGGCGTCTTCATCGCTGGTGGTCAACTCATAAATGGTCCGCTTAGCCACCTTTCACCTCGCCCTCGTAGTCCTCAAAATTCGCGATGTTCCACCCGGGCATCTTAGACCCCTGCCCAGCCACTATTTCCACCTTGTCGGTGTGCCCCTTGGGTGGCCCAATGACAACACACTCCCATTCATTATAGCATCCATACCCGGTGCGCGCGGTTGCCAGCACCCTCTCGCGAGGCACAACCATGCGCAACACAGCACCCACTTCCCCACCCGCGAAGTCCAGCGCCACTGGTGGCATGATGGTCCAGCTTTCCATCGCATTGGGGATCACCTCCACAACGTCGCCCACCCGATGCCGCCCCTTGCGGAGGCCATCCACCACAGCACCGCCACGCACCCCGCGGTACAGTACAAGATGAGTGACGCCCGCATCGGCCAGGTCTGCCTGTGTAGCCTCATACATCTTGCGCAGCACAAGGCGGCGCAAACGCTCTGGTGTCATGCCCTCCGGGGGCTTCCACCGCCCGCCCTGCATGGGCGCCTCGCCATAGGCATCATAACCCAATTCTACTAACCACCTAGACCACCTATTAGCCTCTGGGGTCCCAATAGGCCCCTCGGCAAAAGCAGCGCGACCAACATACTCGCGCAGACGCGGATTTTGCGCCGCCTTTTTAGTAATCTCCAGTTTATTGCGCTGCCATTCGCTCAATTGCACCCCAAACTCAGCCGCCGCCGCCTCTTGCATACTCAGAGACCAGGCGTCTTCATCGTTGCTCGTTATAGCCCAATTGCCAATAACCCGGTTGGCCCATTCGTAGGGCAGGCGCACAACCTTCGACAGGCGGCTCACTACGCGATGCTTCCACTTTTTGACGGCCGAATAGTCTATAACAGGGGATTGCCCTGATCTGTATGGCTGGCTCGCAATGTAATACTTGGCCTGGCGCACCACCATACCCAAGATGTCCCCCCAGGGGTAATCTTGCGCCGGTGCGCCTAGCAATCGTTCCGCCCTTTCTTTGGCCGTTGTGCGCTTCCTCAGCTTACTCCTGGGCTGGAGGCTGGGATGCGTCCTGCCCTTGGGCCTCTTGCCCGGTGCCAGATGCACCAGCCAACAGCGGCAATTTGGGTGCGCGGGGGGCGGGGCATGCCATCCTTCGCCACGCGCTTTCTTGTGCAGCGGCCCGCAAATGGGGCAGACGATCTCGTCGTTGCGGGTGTACCACCAGGATGTAAGCTCGACCCCTTCACCTCGCAACTCCTCAACAACCCCAAGCTCCCCCTGCACGGCTGCCCGGGTGATCTCGGTGCGGGCAATGACAAAGGCCCTGTAGCGCCCATACAGCCGCCCGGCGCGCCTCGTGAAGTCCTCATGCAGCGCAATGCGATCCTGCACCGTCTGAATGCGCTGGGCTTGCTGCCAAAAGTCGCCAATATATCTCTGCAGGTAGCGCCGGTTTGTGGTCGTAATGGTGGTGACCAGATCATAGGTATAATCACGCGCCCACTGCACGGCGCGCTCATTCACCACCTCCCACGCCAAGCCAAAAGGGCTCTCGTCCAATAGCTGTTGGGCCGCAGCGACAAAGGTTTCCTCAAGGTGCTTCATCAGCACCTGGCGCAATTCCTCACCCGCCTGGTCCCAGAACTCCGGGGGCACATTTTCCAGGCGCGGCGGGTCTCCCAGATGCTCCAGTAACCGGGCAAGATGTACGCGGTTTATACTGGTCAGCGCCCGGCGCAGGCGGCGCTCGAATTTGTCACGATCCTCTAGCTCGGGCATGACTGCCTCCTGCCCGCGCTAGGGATACATTCCCCAGGTCTCTGCCTGGGCAAAAATGTCATGCACATCCTGCGGCGTTTCAGCCCCCGCCAGCGCCTCCCTGATAACCGATGCCAACTCGGGCGGGATGGCATCGCTGTCAAAGCGGCACACTGCAGTGCCACGGGCCTTCAGGGTGCGAAGTGCTTTCTTGCGCCACAGCGCCAGGTCGGCCTTGATCTCCCCCAGCCCCTCGCCTAGCTTGGGACCCGCTTTGGCACCCGTCATCCCCTCGCGCGCCCCTTCGAGGGACGCGGGTAAGTCATAGCCCAACACATCCAGGGCCTCCTCAAGCTCCATACCCGCCTGCACCAGTGCCAGCACTGCGCTTGCCCGCTTCTGCTCGTCCTCTTGGAGCAGGTCAAGCTCTTGCACTGCAAACCGAATCTTGTAGGGCGTGCCCGCGAATAGCTGTTCATTGATAATCGCCGCATACCACTCCAGGCGCCCCGCCATTGTCTCAGTCCAAAAACTGCGCCGATGCTCCCGCGCCGTCGCAAAATTGGCGGCGTCGGTCAGCATGGTAAGAGGCAGGTCAAACGCCCATGCAATCTCCCGCATTGCCTGCTCATGCAACTGGGGGATGACCAGCTTTTCGGGGCTCGGGGTTAGCTGGTGGGGCTTAATATCCGCACTGGTCGCCAGCACGCGCCAGGCGTTGCGCACACCAGCCATGAGCCGCTTGAATTTGCTTTCTAGCCGCCGCCGCTCGTTCTCCCCGGCGTCGGGTACCACAATCATGGTCACCGGCATGGCGCCATGCTCGAAGTAGCGCGCCGACCACTCCGCCAGGTAATGCAATAGGTTGGCGTTGGACAGGGCGGTGCTGGCCGCAGCCACTCCCGGCCCCACGTCGTTGCCGGGGTCATACTCCGCAAAGTAGACCATTTCGTCAGGCCCCCACGGGCCGTACTCCTGACCGTCAATGCGCTGCACGAACGTCACGCGCAGTGGGCCCAGGCGCCCATCGTCACCCCGCTCCTGTTTGGCCTCCACCTTCACCGTCGCAGGGTTGAGCCATTGCACATCGCGCACCAGGCGGCCTTTCCCCACCTTCAGCCAGTAGGCGGCACCATGCAGTAGCAATGCCACCTCGGTGCGCCACAGCAACCGGCGCAGATCACTGGGGAAAGGCCAATCAACCTCCCGCCCGTTGCGGTAGACGTGCACCGGTGCCTGCGCCACCGCCGAGGCGCGCAAATGCACCGCCCGGCGAATCAATGGCACCTTGCGGTATGCCTCGGCCACACTGCCAAGCTCCACCGCCGTTGCCTTGCGATCAACCGGCCACACGATAAGTGCCTTCATCCCCCGCGTTTTTGCTACCTCTTGCACCTCACTTTTCACCACCATCTCACACCTCGAACAGTATCAGCCCGCCACGGTATTGCAGGCTGGCATGATAAGCCAGCGCCAGGGCAATCACGGTGTCGTCATGCCCACCCTCGGGCCCGCTGTAGCTCATGATGCCCCACTTGGTGGGCTCGCCCCTGTACGCCAGCAATTCGCCCACAAGCACTGGGTTGTCGGGTATGGCTATCTCTTGCTTTTCAAAGGCCAGCGCCAACGCCTCAATGGCCTGCGCCTTGCTGCGCAAATTGGTCTCAAACGCCCGCACGGGCAGCCCCCACCTGGCAAGCACCTCAAAGATAGGCTGGCCCATGGCGTTGATCTCAACCATGACAAGACTCGGGCGCCAATGCTCCAGATAGGCGCGCACGCGCTCGGCCTGCACCATGTAGTCCATCCCCCGCATGCGCAGAAAGCCCGGCATAAGGCCGCAATCGCCGCAATAGATCGCCACCACCGTAAAATCCACCTGGCGCCCCCAGTCTATGCCCGCATATATGCGATGTCCCTTGTGTGCGCCCCGCAGCGCCTTCTCCCCAGTCACGGTGGCAACGTTGCGCACGTTGCGGAATACGGCGCCCAGGGCTTCCACAAACTCAGCGGCATATTCCTGGCGAAAAACGGCCGCAGGTAGGTCGGCGCGCGCCTCGTCAATCTCGCCGGGCGCCAGGTATGGGTTAGTCCAGCTAGGGAACGTCCAGGATGCCCAGGCGGGATTGTCACCCTGCCCACGCAGCCATAGATTGTGGTAGAACGTGCCCGCCCCGTTAGGCGTGCTACAAAACAGGGCGCGCCCTCGGGTGTCAGTCAGCGTGGGGCGGATAGCATAGCGCCAGCTATACTCCAGGTGCGGCACATGGGCCGCCTCGTCAATCACCACCAGGTGATAGCCCCGACCGCGCCCGGCATCTTTGTCCTGTAACGTCCAAAACTCAAGCCGCCCGCCCGTGATAAGGTCCATGCGGCGCTCTTGGGTATTTTTGCGCGCCATGACGGGCGCCAGAATGCGCTCCACGCGGTGCCAGGAATCCACGAGGTCCTTGTAAGTGGGGGCAAACCACCCTACGCGCCGCCCCTGGATGGCGCTATTGCATGCCTCATCCTCTGCCAGCGTAGTCTTACCCCAGCGCCGCCCGCAATTGACCACTCTATACCTCGCCGTCGCCAGCTTCGCTGTCCTCTGCCCCGGATGCAGGCGAGGCAGCCTCACCCTGATCTCCGACATACTCCACCACGATACGGATAGGCTCGCCTGGGCCGCTGCCCTCATGGAATTCGCGCTTGCCCCATCGCTCGGGGTGGCGCCGCTCTAACAGCCATGCGCGGGCGCGCCAGTCGCGCTTGCCAGCCTCGATAATCGCTTGTAGATTGGCAAGCTCGCCCTCGGCCTCAGCGGCCTGAAGTCGCTTGCGAAACTTGCTATACTTAGACCGCTTATGCTTCTCGGCCTTCTGCAGCCAGCGGTAGAAGGTGGATTGGTCAATCCCAGCCGCCATGCAGGCGCGTTTATAGCTCATACCCGCGCGCACGGCGTCCAATATGCGCGCCTCTACCTCGGGCGTCAGCTTTGTCCTCCGGCCCCCAGGCATAGCTACACCTCCTTATTGCGTCCTACGTAATTATACAATACGCGAGACGCAAAAGGCGCCCACCAGGGGCGCCAATGGCAATAAAAGGCCGGGGTATTACCCCGGCTCTTGTGAAGGTCTAGCTGTCAGACTTGCGGGGGCGCCCCCTGGGGCGCTTGCCGGGCTTAGGCGGGAGGTTTGCTTTTGCGCGGTTGGCCAGAGTTTTGCGCTCTGATCTGGCCGCAGCTGGCCTGGCACGCTCTGCTTCGTCCAAAGTAATGCCAAGCCACACCTCAACCCTTCGCCCATTCCTAACCCTTTGGATATAACGGCGAAACGGCTGAATTTTCCACCGGTGGGTACACTGGCGGCGCAATTGCCCCACCGCACCATCGGGGGCAAGCGTATAAGCGGGTATAAAAATGCCGCCCCACTCATCCGACGTTGTGTCCGCAAAGTCGCCAGTCACCGTGACAACTCTCACGCCGCGCTCTTCCAACCATGGAGTCCACCGGGCCGCAAATTCGTAAGTGGCCAGCGTTTCGTGACCGGTGTCCGCAAATATAGCAGCATCAACACGCGGGAGCACCCCAAGCGCACTCATGGCGGCTAGACCAAATGACTGCACGCCCCACCCCAGGCTTATAACCCTCATTAACGTTTCTGTCATCCCTGCATCCTGCGACGATCCCCCGCCCTGCGGCGCAGCGGGGGCTTAGCGTCGCCGACCGATCCAATCCTCCTGATTCGGCCCTGGGGGATCAACCCCAGCGCCTAGCCCCGGATTGGGCATGCCGCAGTTTGTCTGCCTATTTTGCCTCAGCCCGTTTCGGTGCCACCCTCTCACGATCCACACCGCCAGCCCGCTCTGCGCGCACCAGCGCGTTATGGGCCGACAGCAAGAGCGAGTCGTGCTCGGGCGACTCCGTAAACGTGCGCAGCAACGTCTCCGCTAACCTGCTCCGATCCTTACTCAGCATGGCATCACCTCCTTTCATGTTAGTGGCCCCGCCCCGGCTCAGGGCCAGACCGGTGAGCACCTTTGGCAGCTTCCCCATCGCTCCTTTCTCGCTCGCTTGATTCGGCCCCAGGGGATCGGCCCTGGCGCCTAGGCCGGATTGCCGCGCCGGGGCATCTGAGCGCGATGCGCTCAGTTAAACTCCAACCTCAGCCCGGGGCGCTTGCGCGCCATGCGCCGCAACTGGTCGCCTCGCCGAATCAGCCATAGCGTCAGCCCCAGGCTCTTATTGGCCGCCTTGCGAAACTCGGCCACCACAAAACGGCGACCATCGGGCATTATCAGATGCACGGCAACTTTCTCTCTTGCCATAGGTTACCCCTTGCTCTCCGCGCGGGGCGCAGGCTCAAAGCGGCGCTGTGCCCCATAGTGATAATACTCGCCATAGACGCCGACTTGGCCCTCGCGCACCTTAACAAAGCGCAGGTGCTTAATTTCGGGGGCTTTATTGTTCGCCCCCGGCCAACTCAGGGTATCTGCGCCATCCTTTTTATTGTCAAGCGTATACAGGTATGCCACCATGTCGGCATCGTAAACCTTCTGCACAGACCCGCGCACGCCCGCCATAGTGTCATCGCCCCGCAAACCCGTCTTATTCAGCGTTTCCACAGCGATAACGGCAACCCCCAGCTTTGCAATCTGCGCCAATCCCTGGGATATTTTGATCTCCTGCTCCAGTCGCGACGGTGCGGGGTCCTTCAAGAGCCCGGCGTAGTCAATGACCACCCACTTAATCCCCCGTTGCTTCACCAGGCGCGCAACGTCTGCCCGCAGCGCCGCTGTGGTCCAGTCTTTGCGGTCGCTGATAAACACCTCGGTGCTATGTATTTGTCCTAGGGCCTCCTCATAGCGCCTGTTCTCATCATCGGTAAGGCGCCCCTGTAGCTGCCGCTGGCCATCTATGCGCGCCAGCGCAATTGCAACACGCCACATAACTGTTTCTGCCGCCATCTCAAGGCTATAAATTGCACCGGGAACGTGGTCAACCTCTAGCTGCCCATCCCAAAAGCGCAGCCCCGCCATTTGAAAGGCCAACTGGCAAACAAAGGTGCTTTTGCCTACACCGGGCTCACCCGCAATAAGCGTCACCGTGCCTGGGTGCAACCCTCCTAATTTTTCGTCGAACGTACTCATGCCCGTGCGGATACCCCATACTTCGCCTGGGTGCGCCATGCGCTCGCGATGCCATTCCACCAAGCGGCCGGGGTCTACGGGCTCTGCCCCGCGCGTGCCGGGCAAGCTCCGCACAGCGGCATCGGTAAAAGCAGCAATTAGCTCATCTGCAGGCTTGCCGCCCGAAAGGTCTTTGACGAGGCGCTGCGCCGCTTGCAGCACCGTGCGCCGCTGTGCGAGGTCCATCAGCTTTTCGGCGTAGATGTCGGTAGCCGCGACAGAAGCATTGGCCACCGCCCTTGTCATGTCGGCCAGGCTCAGCACGTCGGGCGGCACGAACTCAGCAAGCGTTTCGAGCGTGATGGGTTTTCCGCGCCGCGCCAGGTCGCAAATGGCACGCCAGGCTCGCCGGTAGCCCTCATGGTGGAACGCCGCAGCGCTCACAGGCGCCACGTCGCCCATCAGCGCGCACCCAATGAGCCGCAACTCAAGCTCGTGGTCGTAAAATGTGGGAACGTCTATGTTGCCCTCCGCATGCGCCATAGATCAATCCCCTCGCAATCGCGGGTCAAGGGGAAAGCCAAAGGGGTCGAGCGGCACGCCGTCGTCATTGCGCGCCCGCCTACCGCTCTTTGCCTGGAAACCTTCTGCCATCCAGCGCCGAAGAATGGCGTCCACATAGCCGATGCCAAAGCGCCCGCCCTGGGCCGAATTGGCCGCAGCCCGTATTGCTTTCTCAACCCACTCATAGCCCGAAAGGTCCGCACCCGGGGCACCCATAGGGAGGCCGTCAATGTGCGCCTGACATTCCTCAGCCAGTTTGGCTAGCTCCTGCGCAATATGCGCCGAGATGGTCCCAATAGTCTCAACCCATGCCCTGTTAATGGCCTCTTGCTCCGGCGGCGTCAAAGCATTCGGCAGCGCCTCGGCACTAATACCCTCGGCCATCTTTTTGCGATTGCGATACCTGCGCTGGCGCTCGCGGTTTAGCTCCTTTTGGCGCTGCACATACCTATCGCTCCTTTGATACCTGTCGGGCTCCTGGTACTCATCCCAATTTGTTATGTACCAGCGGCCCTCGTGCTGCGTCAAAAAGCCCAAGCCCGCAAGCACATCCAGGCTCTCCTGGACCTCCTTCGGGCTACACCATAAGGCTCGCGCCAACTGATCCACGCTATCGGGCAGGGAGCCACCGGCATAATCGTTGGCAGCGACCACCAACATCATCTTTATGGCATTGGCAAAGTGCAGCGGCGACAATGCCATCATGTCGGTTTTAGCCAGGATGTCTATGTGCAGCTTGATCCATGGCGGCGCTTTCATATACCCCTCCAACGCTCATCTAAATTGCCCCCGCAAAAAGCGGAAGGTCACTAGTTTGGTCCGCCAGCCCCATCCCCAGCCGCACCCGCGCCTGGTCGCGCAGATAGGGTTTGCTGATGTCTAGGCCCACAAAGCGCAGGCCAAGCTCGCGGCAGACGGCACCCGTGGTACCCGATCCGCAGAAGGGGTCAAGCACCAAGCCGGGTATGTAATCATCGCGGCCACATTCGCACGTGGCACGGTAGCCTATGACTTTCCGCGTTGTAGAAAGAGCTTGTGCAAAAAAATCTGCCGGGTTTCTTGAATTGCCGCGCCCACCAGTCGCCTCTTTGAATTTCGGATCAGGTGTGTTGGGTCTTGGATCGCCTACACGAATTTCCACCTCCGGCGCCCATCCCGCCCCGCATTCGGGGCAAGCCCGCTGCGGGCAAGTGGCGCGGATCAACGGGGCAATGAGGCGAGGCGGATATGTGGCATAGTGGGCGCCTTTATAGGGAGCAGCGGGCACGTCAAGGACGGAGCGCGGGTTGCGACCAGCGGGGTTGGGCTCTTTATTCTGTGTTGTGTCATCTCTATATTCACGCCCATCAGCCCCCACCCGATAATTCAGTGCCCCCGCACCGCCCCGCCAGGTTTGCGGCTCGCGCACCGCCTCCTGATTCGCCCAATACGCCATACGCTTCACAAACTGAAACACATACTCATGCGCCCGCGTATGGCGCCAGGAGCCGTGACGCAGCACAACGTCGCCAGTGGCTGCGTATCCCGTGCCGCCACAATCGGGGCAATTGGGGTCTGGCCCAATGTCCCCCGGCTTTCCAATGCCGTCGCCGTAAACTCTGCTACGATCTATTCCTTTCTGGGCTTGGGCAGCTATGAACTCCTCGCGTGCTTCGCTGGCGCATTTACAAGGCTCCCGCTCCCACCGCGTCCCCGCCACGCTTTCTGGCATCGGGTTGCGCTTGTACCATATCAGATCGTTGCGCAGCACCCATCCGTCGGCCTGCAGGGCGAAAGCGACGCGCCAGGGAATGCCGTATAGGTTGCCTTGGCGCACCCGCACTGCCGGGCGCGGGCCCCATTTCGGCTGCCCTTCGCGCAGCCCGCCGGGATTGTAGTCGCCCCCGGCCCCGCCGCTTCCAGCGAAACAGTCCCCATAATTCAGCCAAATCACCCCATCGTCCCTAAGCACCCGCCGCACATCGCGCATGATAAGCACGATGTGCCCGACATGCATCTCGGGGGTTGGCTCTAACCCAAGAGCCCCGCGCCAGGCGGGCACCCTAATGGGCGGCACCCCTGGCATTGGGTGATATTCCACCTCGGGCCAATCGCGCTCCTGCTCCCCGGCATATTTGCGCAGCGCCCAGTATGGCGGCGATGTCACCACGCAATGCACCACGCCGTCGGGTAGCGGGATATAAGCAGCATCAGCAACAGCCAGATGCAACGATGTATGCCCTATCCGCGCCATGGCTACCGCCTACTCAATTTCCTTTCGCAGCTTCTCCAAAGCGAGCAAATGCAAAAATGCCTCTAGCTCGTGGCTCAATGGCCCCAACGGATAGTGTGTAAAATCGCCCCGTCGGTAATCCAGGTGCAGGATATGGCAGCTTGGGCTAACCCAGGGCATGATGTATGGCACATTGGCAGCGTCAAAGTGATGTCCCAGATCGCCCTCCAAAAGGTGATAGACCACCAACTCCCAATAAGCGGCCAATTGGATACGGTGGGTCGCATAGACGCCCTTGGAAGTCTTAAAGTCAATGATCGCCAGCTTGCCATCCAACATTGCGAGCAAGTCAATGGTGCCGCCATAACGCAGCACCGGATGCACCAGCGCCCGCTCGGTTTCCAGCACCTCCAAGTCATAGCGGCTCATCCACTCGCGGAAGCCCTCAACAGACCGCTCGGCCTTTTCCAGGTCGGCGGGCGCGTACTCGCTGCGATCAAAGGGCTTGCCGGTTAGCAATTCCTCAATCATGCCATGCGCGATGGTGCCCCTGTCGGCCGCCTGGTCACGTATTTTGTCGGGATCGTTGCCCGCTAGCGCCTCGCGGCGAGCCCAGGCTATTAGCTGGGCCTTGTTCCATCCCAGGTTTTGATTAATGATCGTGGTAACGGAGGGCACCACAGTACCATCGTCCAGACGATATCGAGTATGTGCCTTAGTTTTTGCCATCCTTGCACTCCTTTTCGCGCTGTGCGCATAATCTCTGACGTAGGCCAGTTTCCGGCCGCAGGGGCTCGGGCGGGTAGTACGTGCCCCCCAGGGCGCCCGCGCAGAATGATGCGGGCGCATCGTCCGCCCATGCCCCGTACTCGTAATCGTCGAGATATGGACGCCAGCCTGGATCATCCTGGATATAGTGGCGCACAGATGTGCAGACTGTTGGCCTGCCGCAAATGTCCTGCACCATTGCCGACGCTATCTGTCTAAGCAATTGGGTATATGGGTCGGGTTGGGCTTGGGCCCCTGCCCGCCAGCGATGTCAACGCGCTCGGCGTACAGCCCGCCTCCGGGATGCCAGTAAGCCAACTTGCACGCAACAGCGCGCCAGAAGCGCCCCATCAGATACCATGTGTCATCGAATGGCATCCACAGGGCTTTGCGTTGAGAAGGCTTTTTGCCGTCGCCCTCCACCAACACAGCATTGCCCGTATATAGCGGCGCGCCACAGGCACCCTCCAGCACAATCTGCTCCCACGGATGCAGGCTGTAGGCGCGCAGGATATAGTCCAATCGCTCGGGATCATCAGCCCAATAGCGCCGCGACTTATGGTAGGCGGCCAGGGCTTTGTCATCCCAGAATAGTAGGCGCCCAATCAACTCATAAGCCCAAGGCTCCAGCCGGGCCGCCAATGATCCCAGGGCCAACCCCTTGATCTCGCCCCAAAAGGCATAGCAAGCCCACCTGTCGCGATAATTGCACATAGCCGCCAGCACTTCTACAGTGGCGGCCTGGGTGGCTGCCTCGAATTGCTCGGGGTAGCCCTGTGCAAAAACGCCGCCCTGGAGGTGGATCAACTCGTGGACCAGAGTGCCATACAGCGCCCGCACATCGCTACCCACGGGCGATGTGGCATACCGGTCATTGAGAAAAACCCATCGCAGTATAGGCTGCGCCCACCCGGCAACATGCAGCCCGTCTGCCCGCGTGCGCGGAGCAAAAACCACTAACTCGGGCGCAGCCACACGCCCCGTGATACGCTCGTATTCCATATAGGGGAGTATGCGGATTGCCTGGGTAAATAACCACCGCGAATTGACCGCTGCCCCGTAGGTCTCATCAGTGGGAGGCACGGCGCTCAGCAAATAGTCCACATCATCCGGCAGCGGCACGCGCTCCGGGCCATCCTTATAATCGGCCCACACCGCAATCGCCAGATCGCGCGCTATCAAGGGAAGGTCGCTCAGCCACAAATTGCGCAGCCCGATATATGCCAAAGCCAAAATGGCCAGTACAACCTCGGCAAGCAAAATGTGGCGCGCCTTGACCCTTCGAACGTTGCGCACAAACCCGCGCAAAAGTCGCGCCACAGTAGCCATTTGACACCTCCAAATTGCCTGATGTGCCTATTATATTTGCGCCTCACGCAAATTGCAAGCAAAATCAAGCCACCAGTGCCGCACAACCCGCAACCAGTCCAAACTCAGCGCCTCGGGCGGCTCCATGACCAACACACGGGCGCCCGGGGCGTTTTCATAGGCTGGGCGCACCCCCGCCGGGCAAAGATCAAGCCGCCCAATCGTGCCTGCAGCGCCAACCCGCGCCAGATAAATGCGATCACTTGGGCGATGCTCCACTAAGAAAAAGCAGACGGCCCCCACCGCAGCAAATGCGCCCATGACCTCAGCCTGCCGCTTTGCCCGCGCGCTGGGGTACCACCTCTCCGCGCTTGTCGTTTTGGCGTCAAACATAATCAGCCAACCGCCAGCGCAGCCTATGTAATCCGGCAGCGACTTTTGAGGCACCCAGCGAATGGCGCCGCCCTTGCCTGCGGGAATGGGGCGCGCAACTGTGCCTGCGCGCGTGATATACGCCTCGCCTCGGTCGGCATAGACCGCATGTCTATCCTCAAGCCGCGCCTCAAGATCGCGCCCCAACAGGCGCTGTCTGTTTGGCATATCCCCTCCTGGCCTCCAGGTCGCGTGCGCGCCACCGCATGCGTCCGTTCAGCGGCACAAGCCATTGCGGCGACCAACCATCACGCCGCAGCGCCATACCGTCGCACGCTACGGCGACATAACGGTCATAATGAGCATCGTGGCAGATCATCCCAGGCACAAACCCGCCAACAGCCAGGGTACATTGCACTTCGTCATCGCTGAAAACGGCACCGGGTTGATAGGTGCCATCCGGGCACCAGACAACACGCAGGTGCCACTGTGGGCTAGCGTGGATCATGCGCCTCCTGCGCGGCGCGTTGCTAAGCAAGCCACACTCGGCGCGCACCCTGCGGCAGTCTTTGCATTCTGTGTTGATCCGCCCATCACCTAAGCGGCGGTATGCCTCAATGGGCAACATACGATGGCAAGATAGGCATTCTATCGAGCCGTTAGCTACTCGTCTTGTTGCCATGGGCACCTCCCCGGGCCAGCGGAGTGGGTAGAGAGGGTAGTCCCAGAAGGAGGGGCGCGATAACCAGCATTTGCGGAGGCATTCGCAGCGCCGCACTCCGCTGGCCCGGGGAGGCCCCCATGGGAGCCTCCGTAACCGGGCAGACACGGCTATTGTATCGGGGCTTCGCCGCCGTCGTCGTCACCAACCACCTCGGCGTCGGCTGATCGCATCTCGTCCAGCGCCTTGAGGTCAGCCATAAATTGCTTTGCCTGGGCGCCCGACAGCAACAGGGCCGTGCCGACACCCCCAAAGAACACCTTATGCAAAACTTTGCGCGCGCCGTCGTTAAGCATCAGCATCAGCACCTCGGGGGCGTCGGAGTGCGCCACAGCATAAGCCGCCACAAAGGCATATGCAGTGTGTAGCACATCGTCCGTCTGGGTGTCTGTCAGCCCGAACGCACCCGCAGCTAGCTGCTTCATGGCGGCGTCCAGGTGCTCTCGCACGGCATCGGAGCGATCCAGCACCTCGCCAACGGCCTCTAAATTAGACATTTTGCGCCTCCTTTCGTTTGTCGGCTTCGGCGTTCTGCCTATCAGCCACCAGCAGGCCCCTGAGAAACTCGGGTACATCCTCTATGTTGGGCGGCAACATTTGGCGGGCCAGCCGCAACTCATCGCGGATTGGCGGCGCCTGCATCGCAACGCAGAGATAAAATCCGCCCGCCACCATATCAATCAACGCCTGGCCGCCACCTGCCGCCCCCAGGGCCATAAGCGCATCTAGCACCTCGGGTTGGTATTCGCCTTTGTCAACAAGCCTCATCAGGCCTATAGCGCCGACCATCATCGCCACAACACAATGGTCATTTATCTCGTCGGCCGTCATACCTAAAGCGTTCTTGCCATCGCTGATTCGAAACGCCATTTCGGCTGCCGTAATTGCTGCCCCATAGCTGCTCGTCAATTCAGCAATTAGCTCCGACAACGCGCTCTGGTCCTCAGCCATTTTGCTCCTCCCCAAACAGATCAATCACCGCAAGTACCTGCGGCGCGCTTAGACGTGTAACATCGTTGACCTTGAAAACCTTTTGCACAACGGCAGGGTCAAATTTGCTCAGGATTGCCTCGGCGCGGGCACGCTCCTCTGCGGTAACCTGTTTCGCACCCTCGCGAACAAAGCGCCCAATAGTGCGATAGACCTCCTGGGGGTCAACGCTCGGCCAGGGCAATAGGTCTTGATCGGCGGCTGGCTGGGCGGGTTGCGGCGTCGGCTTGGAAACGGGCCGCGCCCCTTTCGTCGCGGGCCGCGCTTCAGCCTCAACAATTTCCTCAGCCGGTGTCGCCTCGTACCCGGCCAGGACTACGATCCAGGAAAAGGCCAATCTGAACGCCTTTCCCGTGGCTCGCGTGATTGCCATAGACTTCCGCGCATATCGCGGCCGATTCGCCCACACCGGCGCACCGTTGCGGTCCACCTCATCATCAGCGCCGCACTCAGCAATGCCTGCGCCAATGACGGAGCCGTCGGAATTGCGCACCAATTCAACGGTCGCCTCAAATACG